GTAAGTATGAATGCGAGCAATACTATTCTTGTAATCATTGGTTATTCTCTCCGTTGTTACTTGTTGTTCCTTAAGGATTTGTTCATTCTTTGCTTCTTGCGCTTTTCCTGCTGCTTCAACACGCTCCTGATATGCCATAAATCGTGAATGCTCAAAGCTATAGCCAAGATACACGCACCCACAAAGTACCAAAGCAACCAATCCAATTTTGACATAATTAATAACCGATAAAGGGAACATTATTGTGGCTCCGCATCTTTTTTCATCATTACAGAAGCACCACCTGCACCAGACACAATGCCTAATGCTTCAGCAAGTTCTCTAAGGCTAACAGTAGTGTGCATTACTTCAAAAGCCGCAATTACGATAACAGCAATAAAACCAAGAAACCAAGTTACTCGACCAATGTCATAAGTTTCATTATCTTTACCAGTTAAAAGGTGTTGGAATATCTGTTTCATTTTTTTGTTGTAATGGTATCTGAACCTTTGGTTACTGTGACTTTATCGCCATCTACAGTAACTGACATTGGGGGTTCTTTATCTGCCAAATGGTCTAGTTTTTCAATTAAATTTTGAATAACGGCAAACTCAGGCTTTTCTTCTTTTTCAGTTGTACCTGATACAGCGTTCATCATATTGATAATAGCCATAATTGCACCACCAGCCATACCAATAACTGCGGCAATTTTAGAAGCGTCTAAAAATATACTAGCGGCAACGCTAATAACAATAATTGCTGTAATGTAAGCCAATCCATGTTGACCAATGGATTTACCAGCTACTTCTTTTGCGGATTCAATTTGTTCGTTCATTTTATTGGAAAGTGTCCTGTACCTGCAGCCCACATTAATAGTGCAACAGCAGCAAAGCCAATGAGTTTAGTAATCCGTTTTACAACAGATTCACCTACGGATGTATAAAAATTCTTAATAACTTTCTCGGTAACTCTTTCTACAAGTTCTTCAAGTTGTTCGTCGGTTAATGGTAATTGAGTATTTGACATGATTAGGTAGCTTGGGTTTGTGCAGTTAGTATGCCGTTGGTAAATGTCATGCTTCCGTTGGTGCCGCCAGAAGTTAATTTAGCTGTAGTAATTGTGACAGATAACCCACCTGTAATTGCTGAATAAGGAATAGTAGTAGAAGCTGTAACTGGCCCTGTGTTGTGACCGTATAAATATCCAGTTAATCCTGGAGTTTGAATATTTGATAAATTTGTATTGGCAATGTTACCGCCTGTAATAGAAACATTATTAGAGTTCTCATAGGCCATTGTTCCTATTTGGTCTAAATTACCATTAGTCTGGGAGAAAATGGTATAAAACCAGTCTCTAAATTGGCGAGAGTCTACGCCTTGATTGGTTGGAGGAGGGGGAGGAAGCATCTTGATTGGCATTACTCATCCTCTTCCATTTCGTCATAGCACCAATTTTCTGCATATCCATACTTCTGTAAAGCGGGGATTTGATGCTCCATTGCCTCGCCTATATCGTCCCTTACGTTAATACAGTCAGGAATATCAATTTTCTTGACGTTTTTATAGGCACGTTCACAGGCTTGTTTAACGGTCTTTCCTACCCCGTTTGCCACTAAAACATAGTCACCTGCCGTCACTAAGCAAGGACGCTCTACAACCCCGTTTTCGTCGTTCTGAGGGGCATTGCCAACCATGACCTCACATAAGGCATAATCCTTGGTTAATTCATCGGGAAGACCATAGATAGGAAATCCTGTATGGTCACGCCCCGTAGTCTTAGACCTAGGGTAATCCCCAATAGGGATAACAATGCCAGTAGCAGTGTCGTAACTAACTTTGAGAGTATCTTTGCCATCTAATAGGTCACACATCCAATCGACAACAGAACCCTTATGAAGGGCTTGCTGAATGTTAAATAAAGGCCATCCTTTACGCATAGTCCACTCTAATGGGCGTGGCTCACCTTTTTCATCAATAATGAATGCCAAGTCTACATATCCAGTATGTCCGATATAGCATAGGTAGTCTTCAAAGCGTTTTAGGGTCTCATTAAAGATATTAGACTCAGTAACATATTTGATAACAGTTCCCTGTTCGCCTGTATTACAACCATAGTTTCCTGACATGAGCTTTTTATGTTCAAAGCCTTCTAAGATGTTCTTACCAAATCCATTAGGGCCTATCCAAGCACCTACTCCGAACTCTATTCCTGGGACGAACTCTTGTAGGATGAAATCACGTCGTTTACCAGTTTTTTTCCATCGTTGAAGCATGAAGACCATATCTGCCGCTGATTTAGATACATAAGATAGAGCCTTGTCTGCATCACCACTGGGTTTAGAAACGTATCGTTTGGGATTAGCTTTAACAAAGTCGATAGCACTGTTGTAGTCCTTAAATTCGAATGAAGGGATAACTGCAAGTCCAGCTTTCTTCATAATGTCTTGACCATAATCACGGTCTAGTTCCATCTTGGCACCAAGCATATTAGTACCGATAATTGGGTAACCCTCTTCATGGAACTTTTCTAGTTCCCGCATTTGAAAAGCGTTATCCGATAATACGATTAAGTCTGCTTGTTTGGCATGAATTTGCCAGTTCTGTACTTGGTCAATAAGTCCTTTACCAATCTTAGAACGCTCCTGACCGTGTGGACGCACCCATTGTTTAACTTCGTGTCCTTCTGCAAGACAACGAATACCAAAGTCAACCAATGCTCCTGCAGGGTCAATAAGCAATATAAACATTATTTCATTTTCTTTCTAGTCTTGCCTGAAGGTGGTTTACCTGCTCTAGCTTTAGAAAGAGCAATAGCGACTGCTTGCTTCTGTGGACGACCAGCTTTCATTTCAGTCTTGATGTTCTTTGAAATGGTTTCTTTAGATGAGCCTGATTTAAGTGGCATATTAAAGTCCTAACATATTACGTGCTTTATTTAAAGCTGCTTCACCAACGGCAATACCGCCAGCCGTATACCCAATTTTCTTTAACAAGTTTGTTCTTGATTCTGCAATTGTAGCTTTATTTGCATAATCTTTTAAATCATTATAAAGTCCAGCTTCTTTTAACCATCCTTCATTTCTTGGGTCAATTGCATATTTTAATATTTCTTTAGGCGATTTGTTTTGCATCATAGTTGCAACATAATCTTTTGCAAGAGCATTAACCTGTTGAGGATTCTTTGTAACTTCTTTTAATTGTTTTACTGTATCTGCAGTTTGAAAAAACTTATGTGCAAATTCTTCTGGGTCAGCAGCAATAGTTTTAAAGTCAAATTTTTCACCTTTAAGAGCTTGACTCATTAAACCAGTTTTATAAATGTTCATTTTTTCAGATGCTGCTTTGTATGCTTGGTCTGCTGCTTGATATTTTGGATTCCATGTATATAAAGATTGTTCAAGTTTATTGATTAAATTATCTCTATATTCTTTGCTTAATCCAGCATAATCTTCAGCGGCTTTTCCAGTTGTATCTTTGCTACGTAAAAATCTTAATTCTTCAATAATTGCAGACACATCCTTTTCACGAGTTACTTCAGGAGTTTTCTTTGTAAGTTTGCTTGTAATTTCACCTTTTCCAAGAGGTATTTCTTCACCTCCTGTTGTTTCTCCACGAATAGATTTAATTAATCTATCAATACCAGTTCTTTGTTCTTCACCTTTTAAAAAGATTTGACCGCCTGGTAATTTAACGTATTTATCTTTTTCTAAAGATTGAAGAAGAGCCTGTCCTTCTTGTGAAGTAGCAAAAGGATTAACTTGTTGTTTTGTTCTTGCTTCTGATAATGCAGCATTGTAATTACGTTCCGACATCATTGCACGTTGAGCATAATCTTTATTAACTACATCTCCAATTGTGTTTTTTATTGCAGAACCAATTTCCTGTAATCCAGGTATTTGACCAAAGTAATTTGGAACTTTTAAAGATTTAATTAAATTTTGACCAGCCGATAATGTTGGGCCAACTGCTTCAGCTATGGGGCCGAGAATAGCACCTTCTATTGCTGAGGATGTTCTTCCCTCTTCAGTAGGAGTTGTTAACCCCATAACGGCAGCACCTTTACCAGCAGCTTCAACACCACGTCCAGCTAAACTGGTTGCTTCTCCCATTCCTGCAATCCCTTTTACAGCACCTACAGCTTTAGTTGCTGCCCCAAAAGGAGCAACATAAGAACCAACTTCACCAGCAACTGCTGGTACATAAGACTGTTTTTCTGCTGCAGTTTTTAATGCTTGACCTACACGCTCTATTTTTTTACCAGTATCTGGAAATGCTAATTCAGTTGCAGCCCCCAACCCTTTTACAAGTTCCCCAGCACCACCCACAATTGCAGGCCCGATTACACGAGTACCAGGTGTAGTTGGAGCTTCTTCGATTCCTTTAATAATTGCATCAAAAGTGCTTTGATGTTCTGGAGCAACCCCACCAGCAATTCCTGAAAGTTTTTTTCCAGAAAATTCAGAAGATGCTCTTTGTTCAATTTGGTCTGGGGTAACAGAAGTTGGAACTCCACGGTATACATGGTTTGTGCCATCTTCAAAAGTTATTGTTACATCTCTTGTATCAGCCATTTTATTGCCAATTCGATACAGTTACACCGCTAGAGGTTTTTGCTGGAGCGGATGGAGCGGAACCGCCAGGCCTACTTTCTTCATAATTAGAATTATAAAATTTATATTTCTTTTTATCTCCTTGATTAACATCAATGCCAACCTCATCAAGAGCTTTAGCTGCTTCACGTTGCCTGTCTGCAAGAACTCGTTTAAGAGTATCTTTGCTTAAAGATTGGTCGTAAATTTGTTGCATAAAGGTTCTTTCAAGCATTTGATTTACACGACCGCCTACAGATGCAGTAACGTCATCAAGAGCTTGGGTAATTAATTTTTTACTTAATACTGCAGCATCTCCAGTAAGATTCTTTTGAACATCTGGTTTTTTTAAGTTATCAATAAAGTTTTCAGTCTTAGAGCCAAACTTTTTAGTAACAGAAGCCAATGTACCAACTGAATCAGGATGCTGGTCAATAAATGATGCAATATCCTCGACACGATTTAATGATTTATAAGCTCCATTTGCTTGCTTTCTTTCTAAAGAATCCATACCAATTAAATCTTCAGGATTTGTATTAAATTCTTCTGCAATTTTTCTAACTGCAGGGCCTAATTTTTTTACGTCTTTAGAATATTCTCCATCATCTCTTCCTGATGCTGTTTTCTTATTAATAGTAAGAGCTAAATTGGTTTCAAGAAGTTTTTTATAATTAGCATCTTCTTCTTGTTTTGTAATCTTTTGACGTTCATCTTGAGACATTTTGCTCAAAATTAATTTTTTAACATCAGGAGCCCATGTTTCAGGCAACCATGCTGGTTTAGGAATGCCAGTGCGCTCTGTAGCATCTTTAACACGTTGCATATATTCTGCTTGGCTATTTGCTCCATAAGCAGATGCAAGTCCATCGTCTACTGCTTTTTGATATTTTTCAAATCCAGACGTTTTTGTTGTTAAAGATTTATCAAGCAAACGTCTACCTTCTGCTCCAGCTTTAATGGCTAAGTCCCCTTCATCCATTGCTTCATAAAGTTTTGCTTTCTTTAATAATCTTTGACCTTCCGCTTGCTCTTGTTGAGATTGCATTAAACCTTGTTGAAAAATACCTGAAGCAGTAGGATTACCATCAGGTGTTTCTAATTGTGTTCCTGGTGGCAACATACTTTTAGCCATACTAGCCAATGGTGCCCCAGCCTGTGCTTCCATAGGTTGGGCTCCTGCAGGTTTAGCTTGAGATGCTAAATCAGCTTGAGCATCTTTCATAGTTTGTTGTTTAATGTCTAGCTTTTGTTGCTCAAGGTCATACTTTTGAGCTTCCATTCCTCCTTGGCGATAAGCGCCGTAAGGGTCAAAGCTAGTAGCTAGAGTATATAATTCTGTGCCTAATCCTGCTGCCATAATATGTCCTTAACTTACAGAAGGTGATGATTGGTTATATTGGGAGTACAAAGTCTGTAATGGATTTAGAACTTGTCCCAATCCACCAGCAATTCCTTGAGCACCACCCAATGTTCCACCTAATTGACCAGACAACAATCCAGCTTGTGATGTAGCACCAGTAGCAGGAGATTGATTAGCTCCTGACAATGTAGCTAAATTTTGTAATTGTTGTTGGTAAGTTTGTCCAGCTAGTTGCTGACCATATTGTTGGCCTTGAATTAGAGCGCCACCTGAAACTAATCTACCTTGTGCAGCTTGTTGAGCTTGCAAACCTTGTAGACCTTGAGAAAGGTTAAATTGATAACCAGGAGTCTGAGTAACGGATTGTGGATTCATTAACAAGTTCTGCAATTGGGCTGCAGCTTGTCCACGGTATTGTGCGTATGGGTCAGCTTGTAATTGACCGACTTTCTTACCAGTAGTAAGTGCATTAATGCCACCAGCAACTTTACCAATACCGCCAATAATGTCTGCACCTGTTTTAGCGTACCCAAGAGCTTGTGATAATCCACTTGCTTGAGCACCTGCACCTGTAGCAGCTTGTATCTCTTCTGGAGTAGCTCCTGACAAATAAGATAACATTCCAATTGGGTCAGAAGATTTTTGTGCTGCAGCAAGCATTTCAGGAGTAATTTGAGAGCCCCCAACACCACCAGCAACTCCAGCAGCTTGTCCTAATCCAGCCCACCCTGCAGAAGCAGAACCTGAAACAGCAGCTAAGTCAGCAGCAGTAGCGGCAGCAGGTAGTCCTAAACCTTCAGCAGTAATTGCACCAGCTTGAATAGCCTCGGCAGCAGAAGAATATCCTAATCCTGCGGCAGTGGCATCAGCAGCAGCAACAGCTTCAGCATCTAATGCAAGAGAAGCACCACCACTAAATGGAGCAGCAGCAAGCGCAGCAAGTCCAGTCCATCCGCCAGGCCCAAGGGCTTTATCAACAGAAGCTAAACCAGAACCAATATCAGAGCCAATATTGGAAACAAAATTGCCTACACTACTTCCAAAGTCTGAAAGCCCTTGACCAACGCTACTTACAAAATCACTCATGTCTTATCCTAGAGTAGTTTGGTATATAATTTTTCATAAAATCTATACCCTAAATATTCGAACAATTTGGAATTGTCTAGATACACTTTGGTACCATAGACTATCCTATCTATTTTTTTCTCTCTCATCGCTTGTTCTGCGTATTGAAACAATTTTATCCCAATTCTGCCTTTTCTATAAGGTTTCTTAAGATAATAAATGTCTTCATGCGCTACTACACAAGACTTGTAATGCAAATGACGGCTAATAAAAAATATAATATAACCAATTAGTTCCAAGTCTTTTCTAGCCGTAATAATGGAAATACGACCATTTTTATCCAAAAGGTCATAGGTTTCATAATCCATTTCCAAAGGAAATTCCTTGCTAACCGCCAATTCCTCATAGTGTTCTGGATAAATGGCTTTAAGCTCATCTATACACTTAGAATAGGCTTCTTCTTGGTAAGTTATCACGTATCCCCCGATTCCACGTCAACTTCAAAATATTCAAGTCTCAAGGGTACATTATCTTGGTGAAGTAAGTCAAACGCTCTTCTACGGCCCTGCCCTAATCTATGGACTTCGGATTTAGAGGTATTGAGGTTAACGTTCTGCCACGCAGAAAAGGTTTGGTAGTCATCACTGGTATAGCGTAACAGGGCATAAGAATCAACCTTATCACCTACAACTTGGACGCTTCTCCAAAACTTACGTAAATTAGTGCCACCATCTACTAATGGAGTACGAGCTAATACCGCAATTGGATTACCATCGTCTTGATAGGTATTTGGGTCAAACTCATAGACTTTACCGTTAGTCTCATGCTGAAGTAAATCCATATTTTGGTATTTGGTGTAATACTGACCTTTAAAGTACCCTTCTACGTTGTTTTCAGTAGAAGTCCAATATGTCCAACCATTTTGAGCAAAGTCATATACTAGGGTATACCCTAAGTCTCTAAGGGTTAATACGTATAGGGAATGTCCTGAAGTTTTAATGCTAAACGCATAAGCAGAGTCAGGGTTACAGTTATTGAGAATCCTCTCTATATACTGGTTAGAAATAACCTGAGGGGATTGTCCTGACATAGCCATTATTTGGAAACCTTTTTGGTAACTTGTAGACATCCAAATAAGGGTATTGTCCATTTGCACTACTGAAGCCTTTGCCGAAATACCAAATTTGATTACAGAGTTTTGGTATGGTAAAAATGGACTACCAGGAGAGCTTCCTGCGTCATAAAAGAATTCAATATGGAATGAACCAAATGTAACAATATAGTTAATTGTCCTACCAATAGCCAGTAATGGGTCGGCAGAAGACACTACACCAATGTAGTTAATTGCTTGCCAAGTTGTAGGGTCTTCTACGTTAGAGTTATAAAGTAAAC